GGGAGAAGTCTCCCCCTATTTCTAGGAGGTTTCTTCAGCCGTGTGTTCGACAGGAACAGTGGCACGTTGCTCGACGATCCATGTATCGATTCAATAATTGCCTTGCGTCAGCTAACGCTGATGTTTGGCAAAATTGAGTTGCCTTGCTCTAAAGCTCGGCAGCTCAAAGCGATACGCAAATACGTCGAGTGTGAGTATGATGTCCGACGATTCGACACTGAGCTCCGTGATAGTGATATTGCGGAGTTTAGACAAATGTCGAATTTGCTCTATGGCGAGTTGTTTTCCCAACTGGAGTTAAGACTTCAGGAGGGGCCAATTCTACCTAAGCATGGACCAGGTGCCACCGCTGACCGAGTTTCCGGAAACGGAAAGTATCGGCAGCGGACCTGGACCAGTCGACTCCAACAGGCCGGTTTCCGGCACTGGGAGTACCTGACGGCTACCCCCGTGGATGAAATCCGCGAGGGACCGTTAGTTGACATCATCGAACCCGGTCAGGAGCTACCTGTTAAGGTGGCCCTTGTACCTAAGACGATGAAGACACCTCGAGTAATTGCTATGGAACCAGTTTGCATGCAATATATGCAGCAAGCTGTGTACCGTACATTCCTCGAGTTCTTCGAGAGAGATAACCTCCTCTCGAGGATGATCGGATTTGACGACCAGACGCCTAATCAGCGTATGGCTCGTCGCGGTTCCCTTGGCAAGGGACTCGCGACACTCGATTTGAGTGACGCTTCCGATCGTGTTTCCAATCAGCTCGTCAGGACCATGTTCGATCGGTGGCCAACATTGTTGGAGGCCATCGATGCGACTAGGTCAAGACGGGCCGTCATACCCAGTCTAGCTGGTCAACCTGAAAAGGTGATCAGACTATCCAAGTATGCGTCTATGGGTTCAGCGCTCTGTTTCCCTATAGAAGCGATGGTCTTCACGACATTGATCTTTCTGGGGATCCAGAAGTCGCTCAACACGCCATTTGGAGGTAAGGAAGTAAATTCCTTTTCCTCTTCGGTGCGTGTCTACGGGGACGATCTAATCGTTCCCGAAGACCATGTGCTGTCCGTTATCGAGGTACTTGAGCATTTCGGTGCAAAAGTAGGACTCGACAAGTCTTTCTGGACTGGAAAGTTCAGAGAGTCTTGCGGAAAGGAATATTACTCTGGCCAGGACGTGTCAATTGTCCGGGTCAGGGATATGTTCCCAACCGAACGGCAGGACGCTGACGGTGTTATGTCGATCGTCTCTCTCAGGAACCAGCTTTACCAAGCTGGCTACTGGAAGACGGTCGGGTGGTTGGACCAACGCATTAGGAAGGTTATCACATTCTTCCCAAATGTGCGTCCAGCCTCACCGTTACTAGGCAGGGACTGCTCCCTCGGGGTTCATTCCGAGGAGGTACTGGGACGTAAGTTCCAGCGAGCATGTCCAAACCGTCACATCCCCTTGGTTAGGGGATATCGTGTGATGGCCAAACCCCCGAGAGATCAACTCGACGGGACTGGTGCCTTACTCAAGTGTTTTCTGAAGCTTGAGCACGGCTCTTTGGCCCCAGAGGGGCCATACCCGAATCTCACGCTGGAGGGAATCAGAACTTTCGATTCCCCAGAGCATTTGGAGCGTTTTGGACGCCCCGAGCGCGTTAGCATAAAGCTCGGGTGGAACTCACCCCGTTAGGGATGAGTGGGCCAGTCATGGCCTACGGGAGGGACCTAAGCCCCCTTCTGAAAGATTAATAATCTTTCTTGAGGGTACTTGC